AGAAAGGGGGGCATAAAAAGAGGTGGTGCAACAAACCTTGATACGCCCCTTATTTAAAATAGCAAAAAATGTCCGTAACTTCAACAACATTAAAATTATTTGCTGCAATAAAAAAGAAAGTAACAAAGAAAAAAAGGGTAATAATAAACCCCTAAAGGGTTTATTTATTACCCAATATATTTCTAAGAAAATACAGGAACAAAAGTGACAAAATATTCGCTGTCACGAATTTGTCACTTATAGGAGGATCCTGGGAAAAGAAATGACAGAAAGTGACAGGCTTTGTGCCTGAAAATGACAGTAATGACAAGAAAAATGACAATTTATTGGTTAAGTACCGTATGGAAAAACATATGCGGGATGCGGGCTACTTCTGTTCACTATTTTGACTTTTTGGTTTGGGTCCCCGAGGTTTTTAGGCCCCCTGAAGGGCCAAATATCCAGCAATCCAGCTATTCAGGATTGATCAATTATGCGGGGTTTTTCAGCTGATTTGAGGGCCTCCAGTAGATCCCGAGTATCAATATTGGCAAGGTGTGAAACCTCACCGGATACGGCCAATTCTTTCCGGTCAACTATCAACCCGCACAACTTCGAGATATCAGACAAACAACCCCGGACCGCCTGAAATTGTTTAGCTTCTCGTGCTTCCTCCAGCGTAACTATGTACTGCTGGATAACCCATTCCTGAGACACTTGAACAGATTCAGCTAGTTTGGCCTTCTTGGATAGTTCCTGTGTCCTATGTCGGGCTAATTGCTTGCTTATTTCCGGGTGTTTTAGCAATTTATTTGCTGATACCTCAGCAACGTGCTTTGTTTTAGCTTTGTATCCGGCCCGTGTGTATGCTTCTGCTGGCGGTATATTCTCCTTAATATTTTCAATAAATGCGTTTTGTCTGCTGGTGAGTTTTTCGCTCATATTTCCCCCTTATTTTTGCCAACTTTTACACCAGGGCGAACAATGAAATAAATTTCATAGCTAGGCGTCAATTTTCCTTAAAATTTCTCCTAGGGAATCAAAAACGCCATTTTTGACCCCGGATCCGTCCCGGTTATTTGCTGGTAATTTTTAATCAAGATCCTTGCTTAAATTTTTACTGTGTCCGTAAATTCTACAATTAAATTACATAAACCCCTTTAACAAATGCATCAAATGCTTTATATTTATATAAATTAATTTAAGGAGTTTGTTTTATGACTGAGATACAAGAAAAAAATATTATTGAAACTGTGGTTATTTGGAACCGGGAGGATTGGGCCTTTGGTGATGATGAATCAAAAGAATGGTTTGAGGATGTGGTTTATAAGGTCAAATTAAAAGATTTACCCGAGGGGACAACATTTATAAAAGCAATCCCGGAAAAAATGCTTAGCCCTGAGTACAACAAATTCCCCCGGGTTTTTGTCCGGGAGGAGTTCGATAGATCCGAAAAGAAATATTACTGTTCACCATGGGAAGGCGGGAACGATTATCCGGGGTTTTTCTTAGCAAAGGGGGAAACAATAGTTTTCACCGGGTTTACATTTTAGGAGTAAAAAAAATGATAGTTATACGACATTTAGATAGTACCGGGAATGAATGCGATCAAAGAATTTATTGTGAAATTGCTTGCTTTAGTGTTGATTGGACAAACCGCACATTGAAAATTGAATCTAGCTATGACGCATTGAATCAAATTGCAGAATCTAATCAATTTAATGTCTATGAAAATGAACACATCATACCCAACTCACATTATCCAACGATTGAAGATTTTTTAAGTGAAGATTATCAAGAATATTGCTACAACTGTGGGCAACATTTTAGGAGGAGAAAAAATGAATACATTCGATAAACATCAATTAAAAATATTAGTTGATACTGTAAAAAATCCTAATAAATGGTTATTAGGTAGCGTTAGTGAATCGGAGGCTAAACAGATATTAAAAAATAAATTTAATTACTCAGATCAAAAAATTAAATCATTAAATAGGGATTAGGCCCAAAGCGGGGGCGGATTTATTCCGCCCCGTTCCATTTATGGCGGGGGTTTGGGCCCCCGTAAAAAACACAAGCAAAGGAGCAAAACAATGGAAAAAAAATGTATTGATGTGATTGAGGAAAATTGGCGAATGAGGGCCGAGGATCTCCGGGAGTTTTACGAGTTGGAAATCTCCGGAATTGATGAGCCAAATAAAGAAGGGGTTTTATTCAATGAGTACGGCCTAGCGTGGGACTTCGTAATTCCGGGGACCTTTGAAGATCAAGAATTCGGCTACTGGCGGTATCAAATGAGCTGGGGCGGTCCAGCTGATGAGATCCGCTTTTATACGTTAGTTGATGAGGACTGTTGGCAGTTTGGCTATGAATCCGATATGTACGAAATAACCAAAGTTCAATATGTGTATCAAAATTGGTTTGATGGGGCGGTTTTGGATCTTGATGTTTGCGAAAGGCGGGAAGACTGGGAGCTGGCGTGCTTTGTGTTCGATTATCACGAGGGGACCGAGATCCAGCCAATAACAACGCACACGGCCCGCAAGGGGGCCCGGTCCGCAAGTGAGGCCCGCTATGAAGTTTGAGGTAATAGATGACAAGACCGCCAAGCCTTGGCCATGTAAGTTGTGCAATGAATATTTTTTGGGGTTCCCGGATAACGGGGCCCCTTTGGTAGATGGTGATGTATGCCGGGGTTGTTTGCCAAAAGTAATACTTGAGCGGTTGAGATTGGCCCGGGAGGAAAGGAAAGAAAACGCATCAAAAGAACGGATCCAAAATATTCATGATTCTCAAGATTTAACATTTATTGTTATTGATTAGCTGGCGGAATTCCGGGAGGGGATTTTTCCCCCTCCCGGTTTTTTTTTAAATTTTTTTTTTGGAAATTTTTTTTCAATAAATTCATTACCGATAGCAAGAAACTAGAGCGTAAAACTAAAGCGTAAAAAGGAGCAAAAATGCTTAGTACAGATAGAAAAATAATGAACTACGACAAGGTGAATAACCTCCACGACTCAACCATGATTGATGATTCACAAGAAGCGAGAGATGACGGCTGTTATCCGTGGCGGTATTGCATGAATGCACACAGGATAAACAACCGGGGAGAGGTTACCAGCTATTGTGTTCACGCACAGATATTTCCATATGACGGCGACCAAATCCCCTACCGACTATGGGGTACATACGACCTGAGTTATGAAGACGCAATGAAGCTATTAAAAAGCAAAGCGAGTTCTATGGGAGCCACAATTAATTAGCCAAAACAAAGGAGAAAACAATGGAACAAACTATTGATATCTACGAATTCCTAACTTGTGACGAATTAGATCAAGTTACTAACATTTTTCTTGAAGCACTTGCAAGAGAAAAAAAATTAACAGCAGAGGTATTTGAGATAGGAACCAACATTATTTCTGACCACTTTCTTTTTATTGATGATTATAAATAACCCTCTGATGAGGCTGGGTGGTTCCCAGCCGAAACGGAAACGTCAGGGTAAACCAACAAAACAAAGGAGAAAAAAATGGAACAACCCAATCTACAAAAAATGACGGAGAGTATGCCGGGTTTGGCTACCAGATTTGCCCCGCCATTGGACAAAGATGCCGAGTACACACCGCCCAACTTATTGGGGTTAATTAACTGGGCCGGTTTCCTTGTAAATACCGCAATGACTGAGGAACAGGGGAAATCATTTGTCATGGAAATTCTAGAAACATATCGCAAACAAATTGAACAAATGGGAGGTTCAAATGGGATTTAAATTGAAGGGTAAAAGAGCGTTGGGTTTGGGCCCAACGCTCACAAGCAAAGGACAAAAAAGCGAGGTGCCTTATGTCCTATAAAAATATATCACAGCATTTGTACCCATGTTGGGTGGTTTTTGGGAGAGAACTGAAAAAAAAGAGGCCCGATATATACAAAAAGTTAAAAGACAATGCAAAAAAAGCGAGGAAATCTTATGCATAAAGAAGATCTAAAAATTGAATATGACGAGAACGGGAACAGACACGTTAAACAGGAATACACAGTTAGTGTGGTGGTTCATGGATCCGCAGAAATCACTATAGAAATGTGTAGCTGTGATGCATTAAAACCTCAAGAGATTCCATACCTAGATGAAGTTCAAACCGCAATAGAGGAACTTGAAGGGGCCCATTACGGGGATTTAAGTGTGGATTATGTAGATCTACAGGCAATTTCTAGACATGAAGACAACAAGCAAATTTATCCGCTGGAGGTTAAGTATGGGATTTCTAATTAATACTGATGGCAAAAAAACAGAAGTATTACCCGAGAGTGGAGGTAAATTTACTCTTGATGAATTGCAATTTCATGTTGGGGGACTCGCACAAGTAGTCCCCCAGCGGGAATTTCCTTCTTTAGATTTCATAGTGCATGAAGAGGAATTATTGAAATCAGAATATGAGATCAACTGGCCGGTTTCCTTTCTTCTAAAAAGGCCTCAAGAGCCATTAGCTGGGCCCGTGCTGGTGCTGGCAATAGATGAGTGGGACTAGACCATGAAACATGATTTTGCAGATCTAAATTTTGCATTTTATCAAGCAGTTACGAATACAGATAGCAAGCTACTGGAGCGTAAATTTTTAAATATATGGGAGAAAAACAAATGGAAAAAATACATCAATTAATTGAAAAACTTCAAAGCATAGCTGAAGAAGATGCTAGAGATGCCGAAATAGTCTCAGATGGGACAGGAGATATTTTACTGGGTAGAGCAGAACTTGCAGAGTCTTTACTTAGCTGGATTGAAGAAAACTTAAAGGAGCAAAACAATGAGTAATTTTTTAACAAAGAAACAGCAGTACGACTTAAAAAAACAAGGGTGGAAACTTATTGATGATGAATCAGGAACAGCTTGGTTCGGGGCTGACTTTGAAGAACATTGGATACATCATGTAACTGAACTACTAGAAATTAATGAGGATTGTGATGGCATGGATTTTCTAGTCATTGGATACAAACCAACTAATGACGAGGAAGAAGAATTTGAGGAGGGAAGTGATGATTAATGAAAATCATTTAGAAGTTTTTGAGATAGCTATCAACGATTTTGATGATATGAATAAGTTTGATGAAGATCATGAAAGTGATTTACAAAAACTTGAAGATATCTATAACTTTGTTAATAAGTTCATCAAAAATAATAAGTATCCACTTCATGAACTTTTATTTTCTAATGACATGGTTTGTGAAGATTGTGGCTCAAATGAGTGGCATATTAATTTGACCTATAACAATCGGAATGGGAGTTGGTCATATGGGGAAATAGATTTTATGGGTCAAGAAACAGGAGAGGACACTTGGTGTCATAAATGTGAGGGATTTGTAAGTTTGATTGACCCTGACGAATATGAAGAGGAGGAAAGTGATGAGTAGTTTAAACATTGATGAGTGGAAATATTTTCATGACGCTACAGGACAAGGCATTGTTGTAAATGCTTGGATTGATGATTCTGATGACGAACTTATGGTGTCTGCTTATGTAGTGCCTCAAGAAAAGGCTACTAACAACGATTGGCATAATGATATGGAAGCTATAGAGGAGTGTGATTAATGAGTGAACAAGAGTTTAACCAGTTGGTCAATGAATTTGAAAGTCTGACTAAAATCCTAACTAATACTCATGAACTTAGAGAAAGAGTCGAAATGAAATTACGGCCTATGATGCAAGAGTTAGGGTATTCAAAAATAGAAGGTGAGGGGTTCGAGATTATCTCTGCCCCTCGATTGTCTCAACCTGTTCAGGATGCCATCAGACAATTAAAACAACTGACATCAGACTTGGAATTAAAGCAGCCTTCACAACTTAAAGTAAAATATCATAAGGAAAAGTGAGGATAAGCAATGAGTGAAGTAACTTATGTAAATTGTTTTGGCAAAAACATCCCATTCAGAGAAGAGCCGTTATATAAAATCAACATCACACTCGATAGTGTTGACGCTCAAAAACTTTTGAGATTTCTCAACGATTGGGATGATGGATTAGTAGAGCCATACGGCATGATGGAAGGAACTGTTCACAATTTTGAATGCTTTCAAGAACGCAACGATTTAAGTGAATCTCAATGGGAAATACTTGATACTGGATTCCAAAACATTAAAAGAAAAAGAGTGCAGACTAATGAGTAAACCTAAAATACCAAACTACAACGCATTAGAAACTAGAAAACCAAGAATAACTAAATATGGATATTGCCATTGGTGCTTTGAACCACGACACAAAAATTCCCCTGATACCAACCCTGAAACCTTTGGTTGGTGTTCCTTTAGATGTGGTTATGAAGAAATAACCACAAAACTTGCAGGGTATTACGATATAAGTGATGAAGCTATGTGCTATATGTGTGGTGTTTATAATAATGATTATTCAGGGAAAAATTGTCACCCTGATTGTACAGTTTGGGGTAATGAGGAAGATGATGAGTAGAACTTATAACTTAATGGAAGCTGCTGAATTATTAAACAGATCAACAATGCAAGTTTCCAGATACATTGAATCTGGACTATTATCTGCCGAGAAGATCGGCAGATTTTGGTCAATCACACAAGAAGATATAGATAACTTTCAATCACCAACAAGAGCTGCATTTAACAATGTTATTAAGGGAAAATCTGTCTCAGCTTTTGGTGATCTACTAGACCTAGTAAAAACAAAAGACTGGAATGATGAGGAAAAGAAAGTTATCAAGCGTGCCAGGCAAATCTACAACGAGATTAAAAAACAATAAAAGTGGTAAAAAAGTGGTAAAACTTATTTTATATAATTGTATGTAATTTGTCGTAATGGTTTTAGGGTAGGGGATTCGTGCCTAGCAATGTCCGTCAGTTGCAGATAGTTGTACATAATGACTGACAAAAAACACTAGATTTCTGCCCTTTCACGCCGGAAATCGCGGGTTCGAATCCCGCTGGGGTCACCACTAATTTAGCTACGAATTAGTGATTTGCCGTAGATTTGACGGACACTCAATATCCTAAAAAGTGGTAAAAAAGTGGTAAAATTTTTACAACTAATCCAAAAGTGGTAGTTTTTCTGTGGCAATATCTGAGGAATTATCTTGGTCATCAGCAAATAAATGGCCATATTTGTCTAATGTTATTTTTGGAGATTTATGTCCTAATCTTGTTGAAATCTGTACAACACTCATTCCAGACCTAATTAATACTGAAGCGTGATAATGTCTTAAATCGTGAAGCCTTACTGGAGAAATTTTTTTATCGTCTTCAACCTGATCGATTTGTTGCTGCAATAAAAGTTTAGTTCTATTTTTTACCCATGTATTTGTCATAGATGATTTGTAATAAAGCCCTTTAAGTTCAGGGTTGTCGATTGTTTTTAAATTACAAAAAACATAGTCTTGATCTGAGAGCATTTTGTTTTGATCTAAAAATCCTAATCGCATATTTTCTCTTTGCTTTTCTAGAACCTTAACCTGGATGTCATTGATAGTAATACTTCGGTAACCTGATTTAGTTTTAGAATGTATGACAGTAATTGTTTTCTTTTCTAGATCAATATTTTGCCATTTAAGAGTTCTAATCTCAGAAAGACGGCAACCAGTAGTAGCAAGCAAATAGTAATAATGATAATGAGTGTCGTTATCCTTAAAAGATTTAAGATATTCCCCAACATCTTTATCAGAGGGTGCAAAAATTACATCAGTTTTTAAATCTAGACCTCTTTGTTGTTTGTTATAAAAATCAGCATCAGTCTCACTAGGTGTGATTTTAGCTAATTTACCTTTAAGTTGATTTTTTAAAATTAACTGTAGATTTACAGCATAATCAAGAACCACATTAATTGAAGTATTTATTTTTCCCAAGGTTTCAGCAGAAACACCAACATTACTATTTTTATTATTAAAACGATTTACTATGGATCTTGAATGAATATTCCTAACATCTTGTGTAGTCAGGTTTTTTGCTATTTTGCGTTCAATCATAGGTAAAACATGATTCTTCAAACGACCTTTATGATTTGCCCATTGAGTGTTTTTATCAGACAAGTCAGGTGGTTTTGTATCGTTTAAAAAAATTTGTGCTAATTGACCAAACGTATAGTTAATCTCTTTCTTAGGAACTTCATCAAGGCGTAACCACGCCTCAGCTTCCCTTAGAGTATCAAAAGTTTTTTTAGCTCCTCTATCAAAGTTACTTCTACCTCTTTCAGCTTTCCATCTGAGTTTGCCTTTAACAGAGCATAGGCACTTAGATTTCTTACAACAAGAATAGTATTTGTATGGTCGTGCCATCTTATCGTCTCCATTCCTGGCGTTGTTCACCCTCACTTTTAATAATGAAATCGTCAACAGCTCTTGTGAATCTTTCTACATCAGAGCTACTAAAAGGCTCGTGATGCTGAATCATGACATGAACTTCTCTATTTTCAGAGAGTTCTTTTTGGTAA